GGTGCTGACCGGCGGGCTGAAGCCCTACGACATTCCGCAGAGCAGCAACACCGACAGCCAGTTCATCGAGCTTCGCCGCTACCAGCTCGAGGAGATCGCCCGGCTGTTCCGCGTGCCTGGTTCGCTGCTTGGCATTGCCTCCGCGACGCCGGATGGCGACATCGCGTTCGTGACTCACTGCATCATGCCGTGGCTGCGTCGATTCGAGTCGGCGTTCATGCGTGACCTCATCGCAGACCAGGACCGCTATCTGGTCGAGTTCGATGTGCGGGGCTTGCTGCGTGGCGATGCCGCCAGCCGGTCGGCGTACTACCGGGCTATGTGGGACATCGGCGTCGTTTCCACGAACGACATCCGCGCGACCGAGAACCTCGACCCGGTCGAGGGCGGCGACATTCGCTACCGCCCGCTCAACATGGGCACGCTGGGTGAGCGGCCGAGCGAGGGCGACGTGCTGGCACAGCAGCAGCCGGGCAGCGAGATCGACGGGCAGGCGGTCGAGGGCGGGCTGGCCGCTGCGGCAGGCGAGCCGGTGGTGCCTGCGACGCCGGGCGAGCCTGCCGAGCCCGAGGCTCCGCAAGTCGCGGACGTGTCGCTCAACGGGGCGCAGATCACCGGCCTCATCGCGATCATTCAGTCGGTGGTCGATGGGCTTGTGAATCGGGAAGGTGCGGCGGCGATGGTCGCTGCGGCGTTCCCGTCGATGAATCAGCAGCAGATTGCGGCGATTCTCGCCGGGGTGGTGGAGCGTCAGCCTGCACCGGCAGCGGTCGATGCGCAGCCGCCGCTTGACCAGCCGACGCCCACTGCCCCGGCGGCTCGCTCGCGGAAGCGAAAGAAGAAGGCGAGCGATGGCGAAATATGACCACATCGACTTCACGCCCCCGGCTGGCGTGCGGAGTGAGGCACAGAAGGGGCTCGATTGGCGAAGCGAGTACGGACGCGGCGGCACGGCAGTCGGCGTTGCCCGCGCGAGAGACCTATCGAACGGCACGAACATCTCACCCGACACCGCGAAGCGGATGGCGAGCTACTTCGCCCGGCACGAGGTGGACAAGCAAGGCGAAGGGTGGAGCCCCAGCCAGAACGGCTTTCCGAGCGCGGGCCGAATCGCGTGGGCTCTGTGGGGCGGCGATCCGGGGCAGGCGTGGGCGAGCAAGTTGACCAAGCAGATCGAGGCAGCAGACGAGAACGCAAGGAGCATGACGATGAACATCGAGCGACGCAGTCTGGCAATTGACGAAGTGGAGTCGGCGGTGCCGCTGTTGGCGGTCGAGAGCCGCAGCGCCGAAGACGGCAGCGAGCGGGAATATATCGTGGGCTACGCGGCCAAGTTCGGCGTCAACTCGCTCGAACTGAACGGTGAGTTCATCGAGCGGATTGACCCGCGTGCCTTCGGCATCGTCGCGGAGCGACGCGGTCGCAAAAAGCCGCTGGAGACGCGGGCGCTCTGGAACCACGACGCGAACTACCCGCTCGCCCGCTACCCCGGCACGCTGTCGATGAGCGTGGACGAGGTGGGTCTGCGGTACGAGTTCCCGGTGCCCGACACGACCTACGGGCGGGACATCGCCAGCAACATTCGGGCGGGAATCGTGAAGGGCTCGTCATTCTCGTTCACCGTTCCGAGCGGCGGCGATTCGTGGGCTATCGAGGACGGTCGTAGCGTGCGGACGATCACCCGCATCGACTCGCTCTTGGACGTGGGTCCGGTGACGTTTCCGGCGTATCCCGACGCCGACGTGACGGTGGCCCAGCGGTCGTTTGACAAGTTCCTTCAGCGGCAGGCGTTCACAATCGCAAGACACACCGGGACCATCAGCCGAGTCGCTGACATCAAAGAGTTTCTGAGGCAGCATGGCCGCTAAGTCAGGCGATCCCTGTCCACGCTGCCGCGAAGGACGGCTCGTCGTTGCATCGAGCCAGCGGTCGGGCGAGTACCAGACTCGCTATCTACGTTGCCAGCGGTGCGGCAACACGGACAAGCACATCCTCCCGGCGAACGAGATTCGCCGCGTGAAGGTCGCCTGAGTTCTTTACTGTCGCCCGTCCTGTGTCTGCATGGGTGCCCACTGCGACCCATAGGTTTGACCGTAGGCGATGCGTCCGCGTCGCCACGAATCGAACTAGGAGATGTCGCCGTGGACAAGATCAAGGCACTGCTCGACGAGTTGGCCTCGGTTGTCGCCGAGATGGAAGCGATGAGCGAGGAAGCCCCCGAGGGCGACGCCCCCGCCGAGCCCATGACCGAGGAGCAGGAAGCTTCGCTCCGGTCCCTTGAGTCCCGCGCCGACAAGCTCCGCGAGCGGATTGAGTTCCTCCAGCGGGTCGCCGCGAAGAACGTCGAACTGCGTGCCGTGCTGGAGCGTTCCGCACCGGCCAAGGCGATCGAGACCCCCGAGGCGAAGGAGCCCGACGTGGAGAAGAGAGAGTACGCCGTGCCGAAGTCGCACGGCCCCCTGAAGGCGTTCCGGTCGTCGGAGTCCGCGTACCGTGCGGGTATGCACATCAAGGGCTACGTTTTCGGCGATGCCGAGGCCCGACGGTGGTGCAAGGATCACGGCGTCGAGAGCCGCGTGCAGGGTGCCGGTGTCAATTCGCTCGGCGGTGTGCTGACGGCTCCCGAGCTGTCGTCCGAGATCATCCGGCTCGTCGAGGAGTTCGGCGTGTTCCCGCAGCAGGCGAAGCGGGTCAATATGACCTCCGACACCCTCGTCTACGCTCGTCGGACGGGTGGCCTCACGGCTCGCCCGGTTGGCGAGAACGTCGAGGTGACGGCTTCGGACGTGACGTTCGACAACGTCGAGCTCACGGCGAAGATCTGGGGCGTGGCGAACCGCACCTCGAACTCGCTGCTCGAAGACTCGGTCATCGACCTGGCTGACGCGATGGCGGTCGAGACGGCCCAGGCGTTCAGCGAAGCCTTCGACAACGCGGGCTTCATCGGTGACGGCACGCTCGCCTACCACGGCGTGACGGGCGTGGCGACGAAGGTTCTTCAGTCGGCCTACTCGGCGTCGGTCGTGACTGCCACGAGCAATCAGACCTTCGGTTCGCTGACCATGAACAACTTCACCGACCTGCTCGCCAGGCTGCCGCTGTACGCCCGCAACCGGAACTGCCGGTGGTACATCTCTCCGGCCGGCTGGGGTGCCGCGATGCTGCGGCTCGCCATGCTTCCTGGCGGAACCGGCAACGCGGGCGGCAACAGCAACGACAACGTCGCTGCCGGTTTCGGGGAGCAGTTCCTCGGCTACCCCGTCACGCTGGTGCAGCCGATGACCTCGGCTCTGACCGGCACGACCGGCCAGGTGGCGGCCCTGTTCGGCGACCTGTCGCAGGCCGCGATCTTCGGCGAGCGCCGGGCGATCTCGATCAAGACCGCCAGCGAGCGGTACATCGAGTTCGATCAGACCCTCACCTTCGCCACCACGCGGAACGCGATGGTCGTGAACGACCTCGGATCGACCAGCAAGGCCGGCCCGGTTGTGGCTCTCAAGTTCGGCTGATTCACCTGACCCTCTCTAGGAGATTCTTGATCCATGAACCACGTTGCTGCTAGCAAGAGCGTCAGCAAGGCCGAGACTTCGGTGGCCCTGACCGCGACCCACTCCGTCGAGATCGACACGCTTGGTTTCGCCCATGCGTCGATCGACGTGCTGTTCAGCCCGTTCACCTCGGCGACCGGTCCCACGACCGCCGCCACGGTGCTGCGGGTGGCGCAGAGCGACGTGGCCGGGTCGGGCCAGACCAACATCAGCGGGTTCGTCGCCGGCACCGACTTCACGGTCGCCGCCGGCTCGACGGCCACCGCTGGCGTCGGCTACGCCCATCGGTTCGACATCGACCTTCGGGGCAAGCGTCGGTACCTCACGGTCTACGCGACTCCGGCTTCGACGTGCGGCGTCATCACGACCGCCCGTCTGAGCAAGGGCGAGGCCGGGCCGACCTCGGCATCCGACAAGGGCGTGAACACCCAGGCGGCCGGCTGATCCGCTTGACACGACGAGCAGAGTAGACGGCGGGGAAGGCGCGAGCCTCCCCGCCGTTTCTCATTTCTGGAAAGCGAAAACCCATGCTCGTCAAGGTCGGCGATTCGGCGGTCGAGGTGCGGTGCGAGGCGATCCTCTCGGGGCCGCGGTTCGGGCCGCTCATCAACATCTTCGGCTTCATCGAAGCGATGATGCCGCTGCACATTCGCCCGACGCTAGGACAAGGTGCGTTCTGGTCTCAGGTTCTCACGCGGATGCTCGAAAAATTTGAGCCGACGACGGAGTACATAATCACGCTCGACATGGACAGTTTTGTGAGCCGCGAGAATATCGAACATCTGTTCGCCCTCGCCATGACGTTCCAGTGCGATGCCCTTGCCCCGCTCCAGACGAAGCGAGAGGACGGCAGACCGATGCTCACGCTCCTCGACACGCTCGACAATCCGCCCCCCGGCGGCGTGACCCAGGTGCCGCGGGAGTGGTTCGGCCATCCGGTGCAACAGGTCGACACCGCACACTTCGGCTGCACGATCATTTCGACCTCCGCCCTGCGGCGGATGGCGAAGCCGTGGTTCCACGAGCAGCCCGATCCGACCGGCTCGTGGGGCGATGGCCGCGTGGACTCCGACATCTCGTTCTGGAAGGCGTTCAAAGCCTGCGGAAACCGGCTCTACGTCACGCCACGAGTCTGCATCGGGCACGGCGAGTACGTCATCACATGGCCCAGCCAGGAGCTGGGGAAGCCGGTTTTCCAGTATTGCAACGAGTGGCAGGAAACCCGAAAGCCGCCGAAGGCTGCATGGAAGGTGGGTGACGAATGAAAATACGAATGAAGCGACCGCACGGTGCCTACAAGCCCGGCGAGGTGGTTGACCTTCCCGAGCGGCAGGCCCAAAGCCTCATCGCGTGGGAGTATGCCACCGAGGTGCGGGACTCGCAGCAGGCCTTGATCGAGACGGCAAGCGTGGAGCCGGTGGCCGAGTCGGCCGACCTCACGCCCAGGAGGCGACGCAGGGAATGAGACGCTACCGGAGCCTGCGGCGATCAACAGCCCCCGTCGTCGAGCCGGTCACGCTCTCTGAGGCGAAGGCCCACTGCCGCGTCGATGCCTCGGCCGACGATGCCTTGATCCAGGGGTACATCACGACCGCCCGCGAGTGGGTCGAGGACTACCTTGACCGGGCTCTCGTGACGCAGCAGCTTGTGATGAAGCTCGATGCGTTTCCGGCCGAGATCGAACTGCCCCGCCCGCCGATGATCGCCTCGGGCACGGCCACGGCGGTTACGATCACCTACGTCACCGGCGACGCCGGAGGCACCGCGACGCTCTCCGGTGCCAGCTACCGGGTAGACCGGGACGCGACGCCGGGCGTGATTCGCAACCTCTACGGCGGCTCGTGGCCGTCGCACCTGCTCGACCAGAACTCCGTGACGGTGACGTGGTGGGCCGGCTACGGCGACACCACGAGCGTGCCGCAGCGGGTCAAGTCGGCCATCCTTATGTGCGTTCACGAACTCTACGAGAAGCGTGGCGACGGGGCGATGCCCGTTGCTGCGATGCGGCTGCTCGACACCGTCTCATGGGGAAGCTACACGTGAGCCTGTCTGCCGAGATTCTCTGCCGGATCGTCGGCCTGGAAACCGACACCGCCGACATCGCCCGCAACACCCGCGTGACGAAGGCGGATTATTTTCTGGCCTTGAGCGACGGCGACGGAGCGAATCAAGCTCAACTGATCTACAGCGACAACCGGACCTCGGGCGGCACCGATACCTTCCAGCTTTCGGCGCTCTCGGACACCCGCGACGGCGCGGCTGTGTCGGTTGTGTTTTCGGCCGTCAAGACGCTCTATGTCGAGAACACCCACGCCAGTGCCACGCTGACGCTCACCGGGGCGTTCACGGGCAGCGTGCCGGCCGGCGGGATGCTGCTCGTGACGAATCCCACGGCGGGCGGCACGGCCGCTGGGACGCTCTATATCGCGTCCTCGGTGGGGGCAACATACAAGCTCGTCATCGTCGGCGAGGGGAGCATCGTCTGATGAAGGCCGGCGACCTCCGCGAGCGGATTACGGTGCTGGCCTATCGCGAAACGAAGAACGCGATGGGCGAGATGGTGCCGGTCTACGACACCACGTTTGCCGAAGTGTGGGCCAGCGTTCAGGGTGTGACGGCTCGAGAGTTCTTGCTCGCCGGCCAGCAGCAGACCGAGGTCTCGCACCGCGTGCGGATGCGGTATCTGACGGGGCTGACGCAGCAGATGCGGATTTCGTGGCGGGGCCGCACACTGGAGATCGTCTCGATTCTGGAGCACGCCAACCGGAGCGAGCACGAACTGCTCTGCCAGGAGACGACCTAATGGCGGTCGCCGGCGTTCAGTTGAGCATCGACACGACCGAACTGCGGTCGCTTCGGGACAACATTCAGTCATTCTTCCCGAAGGCCGAGGCCGCGGAGAAGCTCGGAGACGCCATCGAGAAGGCGATCCTGCCGCTCTACCTTCGGCTCCGCGAAGTGACGCCGCTCGGGCCGACAGGGAACCTTCGGCGAGCGGTGGCACAGAAGGTCGTCAAATACAAGCAGACCGGTGTGGCGGTCGGCATCGTGGGCTATCAGCGGGCCGGCGCGGCCGGCAGTTCCAGTGCGGCCGGCGGCTCCGTGCGTGCCGGGCCGGATCGCGGCTTCCATCAATGGTGGCTGGAGTTCGGCACGCAGCAGCGGACAGTCTCGAAGTTCTCGAACGAGCCGTACCAGCGGCGTTCGCCGACGAAGCCATTCACGCGGGTCCGCAACGGGCGGCAAGAGACAGTTCGCGGTAAGGGCGTTGTCCACTGGGTCAGCGGGCAGAACGCCTATATCGCGTCGAGCTTCAACAAGCTCGGCCCGTTCAAGTTCGACCAGAAGTCGGCCGGCTCCGACGGCCGGGTCCAGACCGACCCGCCGTATCCGCGGGCGTTTTTCAAGAAGTCAAAGACGCCCATCGTCATCCCCGCCATGCCGGCCGGCGGCACCGCAGGACGCCCCCCGGTCCAGACGGCGTTCGACCAGACGCAGGCCCGCGTGGCCGAGTACCTTCAGCGGGAACTCTCCCTGACGATGCTGGAGGCGTGGAACGCCCTGCGTATCCGCGACTCCGGCTCCGTGACCGGCACCGACACGCTCGGCCCTGGCTAGGCTGCAAGAAGCCCCAGGCGGCGTGGCATAGTGCCCTATGCCGCTCAAGAGCCCCGAACAGGTCTGCCGGTCCGCCTTGATCGCCGACGCCGACGTAGCGGCGATGGTCGGCACGCGGGTCTATCCGGTCATCGCCCCCGCGACCGCCGACCTTCCGTTCGTGACGTGGCGGCGATCTGGCGTCCAGCGGCAGCACACGCTCGCCGGCCCGATGGGAATGCCAACCGTGATCCTTACGGTGGACATCTACGCCACGACCTACGAGGCAGTAAGAGACCTCGCCGACAAGTGCCGTCGGGTTCTGGATGGGTACGGCACCGCTGAGACAGACTCGGTAGTAGTGAAGAACGTCAGCCTCGACAACGAGGCGGACGGGTTCGTGCAGTTGGCGGGCGGCGAAATGCCACCAGTCTACAGCGTCACTCAGACGTATTCCGTGATGTGGTCCGAAACGTAGGAGAATCGAAGAAATGTCAGCCACGCCGCATGATGGTGCCGGAACGTCGCTTGCGCTCGGCGCGACCAACTACACCATCACGAACGTCGTCATCACCTACAACGACCCGAACGCCGACCAGGAGAAGATCGACGTATCGCACCTCGGGCTCACCACGGGTGCCCAGGTCGCCACGATTGACCGCCCGCTGAAGGGCAGCACGACCGACACGGGCCGCTCGGTCCAGTTCGACTACCTCGGCAAGAGCATCATCGCGGACGGTGCGACCGGAACCTGCACGATCAGCACGGGCGGCACGTCGCTCCTGGCTGGCGTGGCCTACACGGTGAACTCCAGCACGCTGACGCTGGCCGTGAACGACGCGATCCGGGGGCAGGCGACGATCCGCATCGCCCGCGTGTAGTCGCGTGACGGAGGCCCGTCATGGCGACAGTATGTACGGGCGTCACGGCGAAGTGGGATACCGTCGAGCTCGGTGAGGTCACCGAGATCAAGGTGCTCGTCGGCGGCAGTTTGCCGACGTACCGCGGCGGCACGCACTCGCCGGCCGGCTGGTCGCTGGACATGGGTGCTATAGACATCTCGTGCCTCTCGACGGCGCAGATCAGTCTGGCCCAGTACGGCAAGAAAGCCACGCTCGACATCAGCGGCGGCGGCTTGACGTTCACGGCGAAGGCCATCTGCCAGACGCTGCGTCTTGAGGGGAAGGTCAACGACGTGGCACGGTACGCCGCGACGTTCAAACTGGCTCCCAACTGAAGGATTGACAATGGCACTGACGGTTGAAGAACTCGCGGCGCAGATCATGGCGGCGGAAGACCTGGGCATCCTCAAGGTCACGGTGAAGGAGTGGGGCAACATGACGCTCGGCATCCGCGTGATGACCGTAGGAGAGCGTGACGCCTACGAGCGTGAGTGGATCGGCAAGCGGGAGACGGGCATCGACAACTTCCGCACGAAGTTCCTCGCCCGCTGCCTCTGTCACCCCGAAACCGGCGAGCGGCTGTTCACCGACGAGAAGGTCGAGAAGCTGGCGAGCAAGTCAGCGAAGGTCGTCTCGACGCTGTTCGAAAAGGCGATGAAGCACAACGCGATGTCGGAATCGGATGTGGAGGAGTTAGCAAAAAACTGAACGTCCGCCCGCTGCGAAGATTCGTCTTCCGGCTGGCGGGGCACCTTGGAATGACAGTCGGCGAGATCGAGCGTCGGATGACGACGCGCGAGCTTGCCGAGTGGCTGGCGTTCACGAGGTACTACCACGCACTTCCTGACAGTTGGGCCGAGACGGGCCTGATCGTCTCGGCATCGTTGGCACCGTATAGCGAGCAGGGCAAGACACCGAAGGCGAGCGACTTCAACCCGATCGAGAAACCTCCGCAGCACGCAGTCCAAGCACGAGACGTGATTTTGGACTTGAAAAAACAACTTGGATTCGACTGATGGCGAACGTGCTCTCACTGGCGATGAAGATTTCTGCGGACGCCACGGGCGTTCGGCAGAGCTTGTCGCCCGTCGAAAAAGCGTTGCAGCAGTTAGACAAAGAGGCCGCTAGCGTCACGGCGGTCTTCAAGAAGTTCGGCAGCGAGTCGGCAGCGGCGGTCGCCGCCCAGGACAAGTTCGGCATCCGCGTCCAGGCGTTGACGGAGAACCTCAAAGCCGGAATCACGTCGCCGCAGGAATACGCTAGGGCACTTGAGGAGCTTCAGCGATCAGCCGAGCAAGCGGCTGGCGACCTTGAAACGGCCTCGCGGATCATCGAAGCCAACCTGACGCGCGAGCAGAGAGCCCAACGCGAGTTCGACAACTCAACCGCCGAACTCAATCGGCTTCGTGAAGCCGGCCTGCTCACCGAGGAGCAGTACGCGGCGGCGCTCCAGCGAACCGCAGAGACGTACTCCAAGGCCACGCTCGCGGCTTCCAAATACGAGGCCGCCGCCGAAGGGGCCGGCGGCGCCGGCACACTTAAGTTCAACGAACTGTCTGGCATCCTCTCGGCCCTTCCCGGCCCGCTAGGCAACGTGGCCGGCAGGCTCTCTGGTCTATCGAGTGCCGGCGAGGGTCTGTCTCGTGTGTTTTCCGCAGGGCTGTCACAGGGGCTCACGAGCATTGGGGCGTCGGTGGCCGGCCTCGTTAATCCGTTCACGGCGGCGGTCGCTGGCGTGGCGGCGTTCGGTGCTGCGGCGACCGCAGTTGTCCAGGGACTCACTTCCCTGGAGGACCGCGTCGAGAAGCTCGGCAACACCGCCGACAAGCTCGGCGTGTCGTTCGAGTTTATCCAGACGCTTGAAGCGGCGGCTACTCGCAGCGGCACGAGCATCGACGCGGTGAGTGCTGCGTTCGGCCGGCTCCAGAAGTCGGTGCTGGGCGTTGATGAGGAGAGTAAGGCGGCGCAAAAGGCGCTCGCCGAGATCGGCGTGACGGCGGAAGAGTTGCAGTCGCTTTCACCGGAGGATCAGTACCTACGAATCGGCGAGTCTCTAAGCAAGATCGAAGACCCTGCCCGCCGCACCGCGACAGCAGTAGCTTTGTTTGGGCGAGCTGGTGCCGACCTTCTTCCGTTCTTTCGCAACATAGGCGGCGCGGCCGGAGACATGGAGCGTTTCGGCAGGGCACTCACCGTCATTGACCGTCGCCGCATCGACGAGTTCGGTGCCGGCCTCGACGCCCTCGGCGTGGCGACGCAAGGGCTCGGGCAATCGCTCTTGCTGCCGTTCGTCGGTCTTGGCGAAGGCGTCGCCACCGCGTTCGCCGAAGTCACAGCCGGGCTCACGGCGATCATTGATCCGATCGGTCAGGTGCTGGAGCCGGTGCTGACGAACATCGGCCGCGTGATCGAGTTCATCGGCACAGGCATCGGCAACCTCGGCCGCATCATCGGCGTGGTGTTTGAGCCGTTTGCGACGGTCGTGCAGGCCGTGTCGCAAGCGTTTGAGCCGTTGGCGGAATCCGTGTTCGGATTCCTTGAAGGAATCAGCAACGCCCAGGTCGCCGTCGCCGAGTGGCTTGTGTCGTTCACGCCCATCGGCGCGATTGCCGCGAACGTCGGCGCACTCGGAGAGACCATCAGCCGTGTCGTGACGATCATTACAACGGCATTCGGGAAGGTCGGCGAGGTAATCGGAAACACGCTCGGCAGCGTGGCCAAGTACGTGGGCTCTGCCGTTTCTTCGTTCGTCGAGTTCACCGGACTCAGCGGTCCGCTGTCTGCAATCGGCAGCGTCATCAACAGCGTGTTCGGGTCCGTGGCGTCCGTGTTCACGACGATCGCCTCGGCCATCGGCGGCACCGTCGGGCGGCTGCTCACGATCGCGGAGAACTTCCTGGGTATCGACCGCTCGGCCGAGCAGGCGTCCGAGAGCGTCGACAAAACGGCGGCCAGCGTGCAGTCGTTGACGAAAGAGGAGCAGAAGGCGTTCGACGAATTGCAGAAGACTATCGCCGGCAGCGGCAAGTCTCTCGACGACGCCATCGCCAAGGCCGGCGAGTTCGGGCAGGCAGGCTTCGACGCGGCCCTGGAATTCCAAACGGCCTTGGAAGACTTGCAGGAGCAGGCCAACGGCGGCGAACTCAACGCCGAGCAGTACGCCCGTGGCGTAGCGAACGCCACGGCCGAGTACGAGCGGCAGATCGAGTCGCTGAAGCTAGTGCAGGAAGAGACTCGCAAAGCAGCCGAGGAGGCCCAGCGTCGCATTGATGCCGACAGGCAGGTCGCCGACCAACTTCTGGAGCAGGCCCGAATCAACCGCGAGTTCGGCGGCGACTCTGGCAGGGCGAAAGCCGCGGAGCAAGTGCTGGCTGTCGAGCGAGAGATCGCACGCATTCAAGAAGAAGTCGCCGCAGCAAAGGATAGCGGCGACGCCGAGGCGGTTGCCAACGGCGAGGAGCGGATTCGCCAACTAGGCGTCATCAGTAACGAGCAGCAGGCGATCGCGGACGGCTCGGCCAAGGCTGCCGAGGACGAGCGGAAGCGGCTCGACGACCAGCGAAAGCGGATCGACGAACTGCTGTCGGCCGGGCAGGAGCAGTCGCAGATCGAGCGGGACATCGTCGCCGTACAAGAGCAGCAGGCCCAAGAGACGGCAAGGCTCTTGCAGGCACGAACCGCCGGCAATCAGCAAGAGGCGGATGCCGCCGCAGCGAGGCTCGGGCAACTCGACCAACTTCAAGCACGGCTTGAAGATCAGCAGCAGGCCGCCGAGCAGGGGTTCGGCGAGGGCTTCGCTCGTGCATTTGAGCAAGTAGACCGTGCCGTCGGGCAGACGATCAACAAGGCTGCGGAGTTCGGCAACGCCGGAGCCGAGGCAGCGCAGCGACTGCAGGAAGGCATCGCCGCCGCCCAGGAGCAGGCCCGCGACGGCATCCTGAACAAAGAGGCGTTCGACGCCGAGGTTGCCCGACAGCAAGAGATCTTCAACAAAGAGATCAAGCATCTCGACGACGTAGAGAAAAAGAAAGCACAGATCGCCGGCCAGGATCAGAAGCGTGCGGACGAGCAGCAGAAGGCATTTACCAAGCAGGCCGATGACGCCGCGAAGGAGCAGGAGCGGACGCAGCAGCAGATCGCCCAGGCCCAACAGCGGCAGTACGAAGAGGCGCAGAAGGCCCAGCAGGCGTTCTTGGAGGAGCAAGCCAAGGCCCAGCAGGCCGAGTTTGAGCGCCAGCAGAACCGCCTCCGCGAGCTCAACACGCTCGGTGCTCGCTCGGTGCAGACCGCCGACGTTCGCACGCAGGAGGGCGCTGCCCTCGTTATTGGCCTTGCCGCAAACGCCCAAGACCCGAACCTCATCGAGGCCCGGCAGCAGAGCAAGCTCCTGCGGCAGATCAATCAGAGCATCATCAACACGGTCGGCGGTGCCATCGGCCGCCCCGTGACCATCGGCGTCCTCGGAGCCAGGGCATGAGCATCTCATCTATCCGGGAACTGCCGCGGACGTTCGAAGAAGAGATCGGCTCGCCCGCCGTCGCCGTGCGCCGCTGGGTGGCCGTGCTGAGCGACGACACGCTGTCGTCGCCGACGAGCGAGCTCACGATCCTGACTGACACGTGCGGCCTGGCGTGGGGCACGACGCACCCCATCCACACGGCCCTGCGGCTACGCAAGTTCACGCTCGCCGAGGGCTACGAAGGCTCGCCCTACCACGTGCTGGTCGAGGCGACGTATTCGATTCTGCGGCCCAACGAATACACGCACCCCACGAGCAGGGCGGCCGAGTGGACCGTCGAGTCGAAGGCCGGCGAGGTAGCGGCGCTCTATTACTACGACGGCAGCACGCTCCGTCCGCTGACAAACTCGGCTTACGATTATTTTCCCGGTCTGACGGCACCCGAGAGCATGATCGCCTTCAAGGTGCGGCAAAATTTTGCAGCGTTCCCCACCGGGTGGGTCGGCTCGCAGAACTTTGTCAACAGCAGCAGCTGGTATGGACTGCCGACGCACACGGTGAAGGTCGACGGCGTGAACGTCGTGCAAACCGTCGAGCAGTGGAACAGTGCGATGATCACCTACTGGGCCTCCGAGGCGACGCTGCTCTACCGTCAGAGCGGCCACAACCTCCAGTTACCTGACGTTGGGTACAACTTCATCAGTGGCGGCCAAAAGCGGCGGGCGATGGTGTTTGACTTCGAGAACTCGGAGTGGATCGCGTCGCCGAATCCGGTCGGGCTCGACGGCTCCGGCGGCCAGACCGGCGGCGCGCCGGCGATCCTCAATCGTCGGGTATGCCCTGCAGGCAACCTGACCTCGACCTTCGGAACGCCGTCGTGAGTGACCTCACGCAATTTGATCGGCAGAGCGCGGCTCGCATCGCCCGCGTGGTGCGTGCCGTCGAGGGCGAGCCGCAGCAGGCGAAGCCGCTGTCGTTTGAGCGCGTCGACACGCCGCGAGAACGCAAGCAGTTTCGTGTCGTGACCATTACAAGCGACTGGAACAAAGACGAGACAAAAACCGTCACGTTCTACAACCAGACCGCTACGCCAAACACGGTCAGTGCGACAAACCTTTTGTTTGACGTTGCCGGCCCAGGCAGCCCGGCCACTACAAAGACATGCGTGATCGGCAAGGAGGGCACAGCCTGGTATTTCGTCAACACGGAACGCGATCCGACTGAAATCCGCATTGCCGGCTTTTCGCAACCCTGGCTGCAGGGGAGCCAAAAGACGATTACGTTTGTTGACTCTGGCTCAACGGCGCGGGCGTTCAATCAGTTCATGACGCTTCCGAACAATGCAGGAATCTGCGCTGTGTTTCAGGATGAAGACGATGCGTGGCAGCTTGTCGAGGCCAGCAACGAATGCACAACAGGGACCGACGCAGGACGGCTTGCCACCAGCGACCCGGCCAAGTCGGCCGCAGGCATCATAGATGGCGATGGGCCGCAAATGCTTTTCAACGACCAAGGCTGCTGCAGGTGGCTTGGGCTTGTGAGAAGACAGTTCGTGACTGACGTAAAATGGCAAAACGGGCTTGTTGTCACGAAGCAGGATTTTTGGACGTTCGTTGCCAGTGATCCTATGGACACTACAATCGAGTGCGACAACTTTGGTGGTGAGATCACTGGCGGCACGCTGACAATAAGCCACGGCAGCGGAACGATTCAAGTGAGCGGCGACTGCCAGTCCGGCAAGCAAATCGACATCGACATCACTCTCGACACGACAGAGTGCGAGGAATAGTGGCTCATGGCTTTGTTCACAAAAGACGGAGCCGTCATCGTCGATGGCGGAAGCCTTGCCGCGGCCGATTCGTGCTGCTGCACGCCGTACGGGGAAACGGGTGCGTGCTGTTACTGCGCTCAACAAGACGAGTTTGCGTGGACGGGCCAGCCGGCCATCGAGTTTTGCTCAAGCGAGACAGAATACGCCGAAGAGCAACAAGACCAAATGGAGTTCGATAATGCGTTGCTTGCCGTCAGAATCCAGCAGGCAGAAGAGCAAGGATGGGAGTGCCTCGTAGCTGTTTACTCGGAAATTATTTCGATTGGAACTTGTCCCGCTCCTGAGTTTGGTTTGGAAGGGACCGGCGAGGCGTACCGGCGCACTGCGGCTTCTTTGAACTTTAGTTGTTGCGGAGTCATTGATTTGGACACTCCGTTCGACCAATTTCCGCTGTGCGTCCAAGGGCCAGAGCGGACCTGCGTGGACAACGTGACGGCTGAAGAGTGCGCCGCTCGCTGCAACGGCGTTCACCACCCCGGCGAGGCGTGCGCGGCCGAGCCGTGCGTTGTTGAATGCACGTTCTTTTCGGCCGCCATAGACGTTCCGGTAGGCACGTTTGCATGCCCTGAAAACAGTGGCGGATTGCAGGCGTTTACTGACCAGTTGAACGCAAAACTTCAGGCACTCAGCGACGCAATGGGCGGTGCCGGCTATACGAATACTTCATTTGTGCCGCTTGTAATCATGTCCAGCATCAACTGCAACAATCCGTCGGCTGGGCTTTGCAATCCTCCAACTTGCGAGTCTTACGACATTGGAGACGGGACATTACTTTCGTCCGGCACGCACTATGTGGTAGGGGAGTGCTGTGGCACCGCTGACTTCGAGAACGAGATTCCGGTGTTTTTGAACGGCGTGCAGTTCACGACAATCCCGCCCTGCGTCAACGGCGACAACCCACTACCATGATCTCCTGCCGGCTGAAACACCTGGAGGCTCGCTGCCGCGAGCGCGGCTACACCCTGGACGAAGTGCGACCGTGCATCGTCAGCCAGGACGGCGACCAGATCACCGTAGATGAGACGCACGCGGCGTTTCCGAGGACGGCAAAGCCGGCGAGGCCGCAGTCCCCGGCCTGCGACCTCACTCGCACCGACGCGCCGTCGTTCGTGGACAAGGTCAAGAATTTCGCCGTCGCCTCAGCCAAGCACGTCGCCGCCGGGATGCCGATGGCGAGCGACGAGGAGATCATCCGCCGGCACGACATCTGCCTAGCCTGTGAGTTCCTCAAGGATGGGGCGTGCAGCAAGTGCGGCTGCCCGGTCGTGCGGGCCAAGAAGTACGTCTCGAAGCTCTCCTGGGCTGACTCCGAGTGCCCGGTCGGGAAGTGGAGCAAGGCGTCCACTTGACACGCCGGCCACGATGACGGGCGAAAGGAAACGCCCGTGCCGAAGGACCACGTTTTCACGCTAAACGGTGACGAACGCTGGCTCGTCCGCTGGACGACGCTCCAGGGTCAGGCCTACGGGATCACGTACACGCGCAAGGCCAAGCATCCCCGAATCGTCCTGCACGACGGGATGCGTGGGAAACATCGCCTGACGATCCTGCTGCACGAGCTGTGCCACGCGATCTTTCCGCAGGCGAGCGAGGAAGTCATCGAGCAGGCCGGAAAAGACCTGGCGAAGGTTCTTTGGGCTCACGGATACAGGGAGGTGCCTGATGCCAACGACGGGCGGTGATGCGATCACGGCGATGGCTCGCAAGTTGTGCAAGACACACCCCGACGCCCCGGCTCGGACGCTGGCTCGGCGGCTCGTCAAGGAGTCCAACAAAGCCATCACGCTGGAGCAGGCCCGCAGTAGGATTCGTGCGCAGCTTGGCGTCAACGGAGCGAGGGAGCGCGTGAAGCGGAACGCAGCGGCCCCGCGTCCACCTCGAGCCGCCGGCGAAATCCTCGCCATGCCGAAGTCGATGGCCGAACCGTGGACGCCGCACCGCATGGACGTCCTCGGCCCCGTCGGAATACTGTCCGACGTTCACGTGCCGTACCACTCCGAGATCGCGGTCGCTGCGGCTGTCGGCTTCCTCAAGGACCAGAACCTCGCCGGGCTGTTGCTCAACGGCGACATCGCCGACTTCTATGCCATCTCGCGGTACATGAAGGACCCGACGCAGCGTGACTTCAAGAGCGAGCTCGAAGCGGTGCGGGCGTTCTTCGCATATCTGCGGCAAGAGTTCCCCGGCATCCCCATGGTCTACAAGCTCGGGAACCATGAGGAGCGGTGGACGCACTGGCTCTGGCAGCATGCCGCCGAGATCAGCGACGACCCTCGCATGTCGTTAGGCTCCTGGCTCGACCTCGACGAGCACGACATTACGCTGGTCGAGGACAAGCGGCCGGTGATGCTCGGCAAGCTGCCGGTCCTGCACGGCCACGAGTTGCCAAGCGGCATGGCGGCTCCGGTCAACGTGGCTCGCGGGGCGTTCATGAAAACGCTCTCGACAGTGCTGGTAGGACATTCGCACCGGACGAGCAACCACGCCGAGGCTGATATGTGGCACCGCGAGACGGGCTGCTGGAGCACCGGGTGCCTGTGCGACCTGCGGCCCGAATACGCCAGGATCAACCGCTGGAATCACGGGTTTGCTGTGGCGACGGTGCTCAAGGGCGGCGCGTTCGACGTGAACAACTATCGGGTAATGGGTGACGGTACGGTTCGGTCTGCGTGAAAGGAAACCAATGACCATCGACATCGTGAATGAGCCCTTGCGGGCGGCGGTGAGGTCTCGACTGGAGGCAACGCCGAAGGACGATCCCAAGATGCAGGGGTACAAGCCGCCCATCCTGGCCGGCTGCAAGCCCGCCGAGGCGTGCGCCGCCGAAGTGCTGAGTCGGGCGGCGTCCTGCTGCGACGGGCAGCGGATGCGTGGCGATTCGCTCTTGAAGTCCGACCAGACGGCTGCGGAGCAGACGCTGCACGACGCCATCGCGGCGGTGCGGGATCGTCACGGCAAGTACGGCCCACCGACTGAACACTTCGCCCGCACGGCGTCGCTTGTGAATGCGGCGTTCGGCACGACGTTCTCGGCTGCCGACTGGGCGTTGGTCATGGTGCTCGACAAGATCGCCCGGCAGCTAGGGTCGCAGGCGACCGACGACGCCGCCATCGACATCGCTGGGTACGCGGCGTGCCATCAGGAGTGCCGGCGTGGCTGAGCCCCTCTCTGACGCCTACCTCCAGCAGGCTGAATGGGACGCCCGCAAGTTCAGCGGTGCCTACACCGGGACGGCCGGCACCCTCGCCGCCCACGTCATGCGGCTCTTGGCCGAGCTGTCGCGGGTCAAGGGATCGCTGGCCGTCACCATCGCCCAGCGGGACGAGCGGCCCTGCCTGTCGAACATTCGCGGAGACTGAGCCGGGCCGGCGGGAGTGGCGCACCACGGGTCTCCTTTCCCCGAGGTGCTGCCCCCCGCCGTGCCAGGCTCGTCAGCTTAGTTCCGGCAGCACGTCGCACGGTGCCGGCCCGCGGTCTGTCAGCCGGCGGTCGAGGTACCAGCGATGCGTGATGCGAGGGCTGGAGTGATCGAGCAGTTGCACCGGATCGCCGCCGAGAGCAGCGTAGTGGCTGGCTGCTGACCGGCGCAGGGCGTGAAACGACAGGTGCCGACCGCGGCCCAGGCCGGCACGGGCCACGACATCGGCGTATTTGCCCCATAGCAGCGTGTGCGACCGGGGCCATTCAAGCAGCCGATGCCGTCCGCGGGCCTGCTGAAGCAACCCGCACGTCCGCTGCGTGAGCCGGTAGACGCGATCGCGTTTCCTGCCCTTTCGGTACTCGGCCCGAACGTGCAGCGTCGGTGCGTCGAGGTCGTCGGGCCGGCACTCTAGCACCGCGCCGATGCGTTCCGCCGACTCCCACAGCACAGAGACGAGGGCGGAAAACCACACGCCAGCCGGCACGTCGCCGACGTAGCCCCGCGTCGCGGCGGCGGCACGGTAGATCGACCCGAGTTCGCCAAGTGTCCAGGCACGAGGCACGCGATCCGGCAGCGGTGCAGGCGGTACTTCCGGCATCGTAGGAATGATTCCTCGATCCCGTGCAAACCTTGCGAGGCTCACTAGCTGCGTCCGCTCTTTCTCTGCTGTGTACGGGCTGCGGGTCGCCGCACGAGCGTCGAGATACCGCGACAGCGTCAGGTCAGTGAGATCGTCGATGGTCGGCGGATACCCGAGCCACTTGCCGAATGCGCGGATTGTGCAGTCATAGAGTCGGCACGTATTGGCAGAGCGCCCGCGCAACCGGAGCGGCCGGTAGAAGTCGTCGAACAGTTGTTGTAGCAGCATGGTGGTGTCCTCCGCTGATAGGTAGGTCACGCCTCATGCGTAGCAAGTCCCTTAGACGAGGAATCCCGTCCCCGCCATTCGACCCCAGCCGTCCTTCACCGGGCGGCTGGCGTCGTTTGTTCCAGATAGCACGGGAGTGTGAACAATGCAAAAGCCCCCCGATTGGATTTCTGTGCCAGACGCGGCGGAACTCCTTGGCTGCACGGACGTTTGGGTCATCAAGATGATCCACCGCAAGGAACTCGACGGCTTCCGATTGAGCGGCCGGGCCTGGGCCGTCAGCAGGAAGTCGGTCGAGGAGAACGTCCGCGAGTACCTCGCCCGCGATCCCTCGCTCGCGGGACGCAAGCGATCAAAGTTGGCGTGACTGCTTGCTTCCTATTGGTACGCATGCTACGAATGGAGACGAACGGCATGGGAGACGATGCAGTGGTCTACATCAGCGGCCAGGAAGCGGCGAAGCGGCTCGGCGTGGCGCCGATCACGATCAGCCGCGTTGCACGGCGTACCGGTATCGGCGTGTTCGTGGAGGATGGGCGGCTCGCAGCACTCGCCACGACCGACTTGCCCAGGCTCCAGCCGCACATTCATGAGACGAGCGGCAACCCTGTCTGGATCGCCGCCAGCAAGAAACGCCGAGCGAAGAAGCGGGCCTGACGAACGTCCCCCTTGTATATGGGGATTTTTCACTAGGGCAAAAAGTTGCTCGGCGCAACTCGGTTTTCGCGGCAGCGAATGCTATGCCCTTGCGGCGCAACGAGTTAGCGCGACGCGAAAACCTCCGCGAAAACGGTTGTGGCCGTGTCTTTTTTGGCGTCTGCGGATGAACGTGGACTTTTTGCCCCCTTCGGGGCGAGCAGAAGGCCCATATATAAGAAGGGGATTTGACGCCGCGTGATCCGTCGCAACAAGCGGGACGGCACCGACGAGCCGAGGTGCGGCTGGACGGGGTGGCCCAGCCCCCGAAATCCTGAGACCCCTGTTTTCGCGGGCAAAACCGCACAAAAAATATTTTACCTCCCCCCTATTGACAGCCGATAACCTTTGTGGGATGATTCATGGGTCAACGCGGCGGACACCGCGAGACGCCAAACGGAGAACGAACGATGAAGACCGCAACCAAGACCTCGAAGATTGCCCGCGACTTCGTGAAGGCCGCCCTTTCGGCTGGCTGGCGGATCATCAGCCGCGAAAACGTGGTGACGATCACCAAGGCTCTGACGAAGGAAGGCCACAGCTACGAGGCTAGCCGTCGCCAGTTTGTCGAACTCGACGGCCAGTGGTACGGCATCCTGTCGATCCTGCCACACAAGGGCAGCATCTGGGGTACGGACGGTTCGGGCGTTGGCGGCTACTCGGCGATACTGCACGGCGTGTTCACGATGAACGTGTCGGGCGTCAGCGACAAGATGATCGACGCCATCTACGCCGAGTGGGACAAGGTGCTCGACGAGACGACTGGCGAGCAGATGACCTACTGACCGATTGTTAGGCTACCTCAACCCCGCCGCACAGTGCGGCGGGGTTTCACGGACTCAAGACTACGGAGACGCGACGATGACGACCTACTACATCAGACTGAAGAGCCTCAGCAACCTCGCCCGTGAGATGCAGGAACTCAAGGCCGCTGACCCCATGGCGGCGTTCTGGAGTGGCGACCGAGTTGCCAAAAACTGGGGAACGACCAACGGCAGCGAGTCTGTTCGCTGGTGGGTCGAAGACTTCAGCGGACGCCCGATTGGTCAGGGCGAATGGGTTCGGCCAGAAGCGAACGCAGTCGGCTGACTGTTCAGATACCCGTGCTGCGGGCGTTCCGCAGCACGGGCGGAACGATGGGACTTCAACGGAGGACGGGACGATGAGAACTCTTGCGGAAAAGACGTTCGCGATGGAAGTCGAGGGGGTTGTTGCAAAGCCGATTGGCGGCGTGTTGCTCCCAGTTGGGACTATGGTCAGGAGAGAGACACATATCGGGTTTCACCCTCTCGACGGCGCGAGGGTCTATAGGGTCGAGGCTACGCTCGACGGATCGACGTGGCGGGTGTTTCACATCGACGGCATCCCGCGAACTGTAGCGGTGCAGTCATGACCAACCGCCAGCGAGTGATCGACGCCTACAACGCGACCGCCACCAAGCGGCTGCGCGACGAGGTGGCCTACTACATGGATACCTACTCAGACGCGGAGGGGTACGACATCGCAGATGCCTTGAACGATGCCCTCAACCATGCCGAAGCCAACTACGACAAGCCGATGGCACGAGACTGCATCGACGTGATGATCGCGGCTGGCTTCTATCGGCCTCGCACCGGCGATGTGGTGATCATGGGCCGCGACCGCTCCCCGGTTCGCAAAGGGACGCGGTACGACTGTGAAACGGCATGGTGCCTGTGGATCAACGAGGGCTGATTGTTCGGGACTACCAACTACAACGGAGGACGATGCGATGAACGAATTCACCAGCGAATACCGAATCGCTTTCGTGGCGGCTGACGGTCGGTGGGAGGTTGTCGAGGCGTTCGACGCCCTGCACCGAGACGACGCGAACGCATACGCCGAGGAGCACTACGCGGGCAGGGATTGGTACATCCTCGACGACCGTGGAGACAACATCAACGGAGGAGATCAGTCATGACGCCTCGCCAACCTGCTGCCATAGCCCGCCGGTGCATGCGTCACGCGTGGCGTGACAGCATCGACGACCGGAGCCGCCGCCTGCTGGAGCAGGCATCGCGTGAGATTCAACGGCTGCTGCGTGAGCGTCGGGCTCCGCAGCCATCAAGGAACTGACGATGCAAACCTTCATGCCCTACTCGAACATCTGGGCCTCGGCCCGGTGCCTCGACAACAAGCGGCTCGGCAAGCAGCGGGTCGAGTGCAAGCAGATTCTGCTCGCGCTCGGCGTCGATGTTGGCGAGCATCGCGGCAATCCGGCATCGCGGTGGCGGAACCATCCGGCGGTGCAGATGTGGCGAGGCCACGAGTTAGCCCTGGCTGAGTACGCCGAGATCATGTGCGTGGCGTGGCGGCAACGCGGATTCAAAGACACACTGCGGGATCAGTTTCGCAAGACGATAGACGATCTTGCCCGCTACGAGATGGCTTTGTGGGTCAAGTACGCTGACGGGCTTCCAGCGTTCACGCAACCCAACTGGCTCGGCTACGACAGGCTGCACGCATCGCACCGGAGCAATCTGCTCCGCAAGGATCGACAGCACTACGGGCAGTTCGGATGGCAAGAGCCCGCCGACCTTCCGTACTGGTGGCCGACGCAACAGGAGGCAGTGGCATGATCCGCGACCTCGTCCGCACCGCCTGCGTGATCCTCGGCATGACTGTGGCCGCGAGCCTCGTCGTCGAGGTTCGGTTCCAGCTTGCGTGCATCGACCTCGCGCAGCGTCGGACGGTACCGCCATTGGCTGGTCTGCCGACTGCGTACCCGCAGCCCGCCCCGGTCGAGCCCAAGCCGCCGGGGCGGCTGCGGGCCTTCGGGCGGGCCGTCCTCGACCTCGCGGACGCGGGGCTGGGGGTGATCCGGTGAGACCCCCCGAAAACACCGGGAAAAACGGGGTAAAAATATTTTACGATCACCCTATTGACAGCCGATAACTATTTCGTAGAATGAGGGCATGACGCGGCGGACACCGCGACGGGACAACGAAACGGAGAATGAACGATGTACGAGTTTGCGATCAAGACAAAAATCGGCTGGGTGGCTGGGATCAACCGGGCTCATATGGTTGTGACTTGCACGACAGACGCCCGGCTGGTGAAGACGTTCAAGACGCACAAGGCGGCGAACGCATTTCGTCGCAAGTACGAGAACACTGGCATGGGACTAAAGGCCGACGCCGAAGTGGTTCAAGTCCCATTCTTTTTCGGCTGCTGATTGTTCGGACTCCCAACCACCACCCATTTCAACGGAGACACGACGATGACCCCTGCTACGAAAATGGACTTCAAGAAGATTCAAGACGCGATCCGCTACCTGGGCCGCGACGACATGCGGACGCGGCTCACGACCAAGGTGGGCGACAACCCCGCCAACGTGGATGCCACGCTGACGTTGATCGAGAACCTGTGTGCCGTGATCCGGCAGCAGGAGGGTCTGGTGGTCGAGGAGATCAAGTACTGACTGACTTGCGGCACGGTCGCGTTGGCCGTGCCGCTGGACTGATTGTTTAGGTTTCCTGACTACGGAGGATTCTGATATGGCTCACGAAATTGACTTCACGACGCAGGCTGCCGGTTCGGCGATGTTCGCCTACAAGCCAGCGTGGCACGGGTTCGGCACGGTGGTCAGCGAGGCACAGACCTCGGCCGACGCCCTGCGGATCGCGGGGCTCGATTGGACGGTCGCCCTGACCGACCTCGCGGCGATCATGCCTGACGGCTCGCATCAGCCCATCGACACGCATCGGGCCACGATGCGGACGGACACGGGCAAGGCTCTCGGTGCGGTGGGGCTGCGGTATCAGCCGCTCCAGAACCGCGACGCCTTCGCGTGGATGGACGAGGTGATCGGCGGTGACGAGCCGCTTGCTATCTGGCACACCTGCGGATCGCTTCGCGGCGGCCGCAAGGTCTGGATGCTGGCCAAGATGCCGGGCCACGTCGAAGTCACCGACCGCGATGTGTTGGAGAAGTACGTCTTGATCACCAACAGCCACGACGGCACCGGGGCCGTGCGGTTGTTTCCGACTTCGGTACGGGTGGTCTGTGCGAACACGCTGCGACTCGCCATCGGCATGGCCGACAAGGCCAGGAACGCCGACGGCCTGCCGCTCGGGCTCAAGTTGTTCCATACCAGCGGCGGATTGAGCCGCCGCGTGGAGAAGGCCCGCGAGTGCCTGGGGGTGATCAACAACGCTCACGAGGGCTTCGGCCTCGCGGCGCGGCAGATGATGGCGAAGACGGTTTCGACGCAAGAGGTCAGCGACTACTTCGGTGGTCTGGTGGCCGGTCGCGGCGACCGGAGTCGCGGCAAGGTGCTGACGGCCCTCTGGGATCGCTTCGCGATGCCGACGAACGAGGGCGGGCACGGTGCCAACGTCTGGACGGCCTACAACGCCGCGAGTGAGTGGGCCGACCACGAACTCCGCGTGACGGGCCGGGGCGATGTTCGTGCGGAGCGGAAGTTCCGCAGTGTGTTGTTCGGCTCGGCTCACTCTTTCAAGGAGCGGGCTTGGGCCAGTGCGGTCGAGATGGCGGTCTAGTCCCCCGCCAGACGCTGCCGAAAGGCGGCTCGCCGGGGCGGGCGGTTCCTCCGTTCTCCCGCCCGCCCCGGTTTCTCTATTCAAAAACGAACGGCAAGGAGCACGAGCGATGGACAAGGGAACGCGGGTTTGGCGGTCATACGTTTTCGCGGGCTATCCCGGCGACTACTACCTCATGGAAGCGACAGTCAGCGGAATTGTCGTGGACGGCCAGGACATGGTTTCCCGCGGCGCTGCTTTGGAGCCGGTGTCGGCCGGCTGGCGGGACACGAAGGCCGCGGCGATGCGTGACGCTCACGCCGAGATCGTGCGGTTGATTGGGGCGGCGCAGGCCAAGGCCGACTCGCTGGCTGACGAGATTCTGCACGTCGACCTCACGACCGAGGAGGTGACCCGTGGCGTGGCATGACTCGTTCGATCGGATGCGGATGCGTCCGCACGTGCTCGTCGTCTGCCCGCAGGCAGTCGCGCCAGCGTGGGAGAAGGTCGTGGCCGGTGCGGCCCGTGGCGACTTTCAACCGTGGCGTCACCAGAGCGAGGCCGCAGCGTGGGCGGCGGCGAGGCACGCGGCCCTGCTCGCCCTTGATATGGGCTGCGGCAAGACGCTCACGGCCCTGCTCGCCCTCGGGCTGCTGGCCGTGAGCAAGATGCTCGGCGTCTTGCTGATCCACACCGGAACATCGGCACAACGGGCCGAGCGGCTGCGGCAGGCACTCGCGACGGCGGGCGGTCGCACGCTGGTCGTGGTCGTCAACTACGACAGCGTGTGGCGCGGCGAACTGGGGAAGGTCATCGAGTCAACGAAGTGGTCGGCCATCGTTCTCGACGAGTCGCACCGGATCAAGGCACCGGGTGGCAAGGCAAGCCGCTGGCTGGCGCGGCTGGCAGCAAAGCAGGAGCACGCAAAACGGTTGTGTCTTACCGGCACGCCGATGCCGCACTCGCCACTCGACCTCTACGGGCAGTTTCGGTTCCTCGACCAGCAAGTCTTTGGATCGAGTTACACGCGGATGCGGGCACGCTACGCAGAGTGCGACGCACGCTTCCCCAGCAAGGTCAAGAAGTGGCGGAATCAAGACGAACTTGCCGCGAAGCTCGACGCCCACTCGTGGCGGGTCACCGCTGACGAGGTGCTGGACTTGCCCGAGGCGCTTCACGACACGATTCCGGTGCCGCTGTCTCCTGCCACGCTGCGTTTCTACCGCCAGCTAGAAAAGGAGATGACGGCAGAGATCGAGGCTGGCACGGTCACGGTGTCGAACGCGCTCACGAAACTCCTGCGACTGCAACAGGCGACCGGCGGATACGCCCGCACCGACGAACTGGGGTGCGTTTTGATCGACGGCACGCCGACGAAGCGGCAAGTGCTGGAGGATCGGCTCGACGACCTCGCGGTGACCGAGCCGGTGGTCGTGTTCTGCCGGTTTCGGAGCGACCTTGACGACGTGCAGGCCGCGGCACGAACGCTCGGCCGCGAATACGCGGAGGTGTCGGGCGACCGCAAAGACCTTGAGCGATGGCAGGCCGGCGATGCGACGATCCTCGGCGTGCAGATTCAATCCGGCGGCGTGGGAATTGACCTCTCGCGGGCCGCATACGCTTTTTACTACAGCCTTGGCTTTAGCCTCGGCGACTACGAGCAGAGTCTGGCCCGGCTGAGGCGACCTGGGCAGACGCGGTGCGTGAGGTACTACCACCTCGTCGCACCGGGAACGGTGGACGAGCAAGTCTATGCGGCACTACGGGAGCGTCGATCGGTGATCGAGGCGGTGCTGCGGAATCTTTCGCCGCGAAAGGAGTCGGTGGCATGAGTTCAGTATTCGATCAAGAAGTCGCGGGGCAGCATCAGCAGTCGGTGCAGCTTTCAACCATGCTGGAGCGGATCGCGGAGTTGCAGGCTGAGAAAAAGCGGCTGGAGGCCGAAGTATCGAAGGTCAACTCGGCCTTGAAGGATGCCGAGGCTCTGGCGGTCGAGCAGCTTGCCGCTTCGGGCCTCGACGGCGTGCGGGCGGCCGGCAAGTCGTGGTATGTGCGTGAGTTCTTTTCCGTGTCTGTGCCGACCGAGAACCGCGAGGCGGTGGTCGAGGCGGCAGAGGCGGCTGGTCTGGACGACCTGATCGCGGTGAACACCACCACGCTCAAGTCGTGGCTGATCGAGCAGCGTGGCGGCGAGGGCGGCGAAGCTGCCCTCGCCGATGGCACGCCGTTCGCTGGTCTGGTTCGTGAGTTCCGTGAGATGCGACTGTCGCATCGCACACTGGGTTGATTGTCTTACCAAAGGAGGGACTGCTATGAGCGTCCTGCATGCAGAGAGTGCAAACGGTGTCGTGAACGGTTTCAAGCTGTCGTTCGGTCGCCGTGCAGCCGGTAGCGGTGCGCGTGCGATGTGTGCGTTGCTTGTTTCGCCGAGGCGTGACAATCACAGGTTGAATTCGTTCGGCATCCGCATCAACAGCGAAACGATGCGTGCCACGGGCTGGAGGCTAGGAGACTGCGTGGCCGTTGAGTGCGAGCATTACCGAGGCGACGTTTACTTCGTGGTGCGTCGCGTGCCAGAGACGATTGGCGTGAAGTTGCTGGCAGCCAGTAATGGCAACGAATCTGACGCTCGGGCGTATTTCACCTGCGGAGAGAAGGACGCGGCCACGCTGTTCTCTGTTTCCAATCGGTACGAGTGCGTGCTGATGAACTACGACGAGGCATCGGATCGCTGCACGTTCAAGGCGAGCGTATAGCTTGGCGTTTGATAGTTCGGGTATGTTTCCTACCTTCAGAAAGGAGTGCCATCATGGCACCGACAGGTGAGTTGATTGCGGGTGCGTCCGAGAGCAAGTTCCTCGCCCTGCGTCCTGATTCGGACGTGCGGGAGGCGCTGATGGCAAACCTGGGGCCGGGCGAGACGCTGCTGGCGTCCGACCTCCCCCGCGTCTCGACGCCCGCAGGCGGCGGCAAGGTGTGGAGCTGGACTGACTCGGGCAACAACGAGCAGTCGGCGAAGTCGATCGACGGCGTGCTCGTCTACTACGGCGTGCGTGGCACGTTGTGGGGCAGCGAGGAGCCGCAGGGCAAGGCGTCGCCGGTGCTGGTGTCGTACGACCTCATGACTGCGGTCAGGGTCAACGACGAGATCGGCGACCTCGACGCCGAGGTGCTGGAGTCGTGCCGCACGGGTGACCGCACCTATGACTGGACTCGCCTGCCGTACAACCAGTACGGCACGAGCAAGTCCGGTCGCGGCAAGCGGTGCAAGGAGTCGCGACTGCTGGCGATCCTCCGTGCTGATGAGGCGTGGCCGCTGCTGGTCACGGCTGGCCCCGGTTCGCTGAAGACCGTGACGCCGTTCGTGAAGCGGCTGTCGGTGCCTCACTACCGGGCGATCGTGAGCCTCACGCTCGACCGGGTGGAGAACGCGGGAGGCCAGCCCTACTCGCAGATCGTGCCGAAGTTCGTCGGCTCGATCAGCAAGGAGGAAGGCGAGATCGTGCGGCGGATTTACACCGAGCCGCTGTCGCGGATCGCTACGCAGTTCGACGTGACGCAGGATGCGTCGTAGTCAGGGATCGGCTCGTCGATTCGCCCCGCGCCGCGTGGAGACGCGGCGCGGGGCACTTCAAACCACACGCACACGGAGGGACGATGGCTATGACCACGCAGAACGGAGTCGCCGCGCTCGCAGCGACCTACGCCGCACGCGGCTGGAAGATCGTGCGACTCTACGGCTCGCGGGAGCCTGGAGTCTGCACATGCTGGAAGGGGCGAGACTGCGGCACGCCGGGCAAGCATCCGCAGGGAGAGGCGTGGCATTTGCACGCCACGAGCGATGAGGAAGAAATCCTGTCATGGTTTGACGGCGGCACGCCGGTCAACATCGGCCTGCTGCTCGGGCCGGCGTCGGGCGTCGTGGACGTGGAGCTCGACGGCGACGATGCGAAGGCGGCATGGAACGCCCTCGGCCTCGGCGAAATCTGGACGCCGACCTACACGGCAGGCCGCGGGCCGCACCGGCTGTTTCGGTGGGACGAGGGGCTCCCCGCAACGGCGGTCAGGAAGGTCAACGGTATCGAGGTGCGGATCGGCAACGGCGGCTCGGCCGCACAGTCGGTCATTCCGCCATCAGTGCATCACACCGGCAAGCTCTACGAGTGGGTGCCGGGGATGAGTCCCGACGATGTGGAACTCCAGCCCCTTCCCGAGAAGCTGGTCAACCTGCTCTGGAACGACGACGGCACGGGGCAGCGGATTGGCACAGGCCGGAAGCCCGCACGGGCGGTGATCCACGAGCCGATCAAGGAAGGCGGCCGGAATGAGGAGGTGTATCGGTTCGCCGTCCGCGAGGCGTTTCGGGCCGGGCCAGACCTCGATGACCAGACCGAGCAGCAGGACTTGCTGGCGAAGATTCGGATGCTCAACACGGTGCAGTGCCGCCCGCCGATGGACGATGCCGAGGTGGTGGCGATCTACCGCTCTGCAATCGGCTACGTCCGCAAGACGCGGGCGGCTGGCATGGATCAGTCGGCGGCGATCGCCCACGCCGAGGCCACGAGTGCCAGGGAGTGTGCGAAGCTCAAGCCGATCAAGCCCGACGCGGCGAACGGCTGGGTGCGGGTGTTCACCGAAACCGGGCTGGCGTTCACGCCCATCGTGCCTGACGCCGATCCCGAGTGGGGGCCGGGGGAGTGGCGGCTCACGGTCGTGCATTCCGACCCGCTGGAATACCGGCTCCACGTTCCGGCCTGGAGGCAGTGGACGGCCAACGGGACGGGCAACGTCTCGCTCTCGGTCGATCAGTACCGCTCGGCCACAAAGGTCGCGGCGGCGGTGCTGGCGGCGACCGGCGTGGTGATGCTCGACGACGAGCCTGGGAAGTGGAAGAAGATTTGGGACGGCGGATACAAGGTCAAGAACAAGCAGGGCGACCAGAACGCCAAGACCCGCACCGCCCGCGGAGTGAAGGCGAAGCTGCTGGAGAACGTCGAGCACGAGTGGCCGGGAGCGAGCAGCCTGCGGTACGTCCTGCTCGCCGGCTGGCTCTACGACAGGCTCTCGCAGGCGTCGCAGCCCAGCGACGATGACGTGCCTGACCCGACCGGACGGGCCGCATGGCGGCAGGACGGCACGCTGTGGTTCGCCTGGGGAAAAGTCTGGGAGGACATCGAGCGGCAGCATCGGGTGAACGACGGGGAGCGGCTTGCCCTCAAGAGGCGTCTCCTTGCCCGTCTGGAGGGCGATAAGGATTTTAGGCACATGGAGTACCGCCACCTCGGAGGAGCCCGCAAATCGTACGTGGTGTGGTCTAGGAGGGAGTTCGCGGTGCTGGAGGAGTTGGCGACCACGGACGACTCGCCGCCGACGGTCGGCCCGACGGACTCCGAGTGATCCCTATGTATATGGGGATTTTTCACATGCCCAAAAAGTTGTTCGAGCGTACTCGGTTTTCCCGGCAAGGTGCGATCCGTGGCTGTTTTTACGAGGCGAAACGTGCCGCGAAAACCTCCGCGAAAACGGTTTGTGACGAGACTTATTTCTCGGTTTGGTCACTTTCGGGCAGTCAGATTGCCCAGCTTACGGGTGGGCGTGGACTTTTTGGTCGGCGGCGAGATTTTTTGAGGCCCAAATATAGAAAGGGCATTCCGTGCAGATCGCCCGACTGATCGGAGCTGCTGGCAGCGGCAAGACCACCGAACTCCTGCGGATCATGGAGGGGGCATTGCCCAAGCTGGGCAACGACCCGCTGCGGCTCGGGTTCGCCAGCTTCACGCGGGCGGCTCGGGCCGAGGCGGTCGGTCGGGCAGCGGCGGCGTGGAACGTCGCGCCGTCCATGCTCGACGGCGAGGGGTGGTTCCGCACCGTCCACTCGACGGCGAAGCGGTGCCTCGGCATCGGGCCGGGGCAACTCCTCGGAGACAGGACCGCCGACATCGAGTGGATCAGCAACGCCCTCGGCGTGAAGGTCTCGACCAGCATCGACGAGGAAACGGGCCGGCAGAAATTCGTCGGCGGCAACGAAGGGGCGGCGCTCAACGTCTGGGACCACGCCCGCAACACGCTCCTGCCGCTCGACGAGGTGGTACGGCGAGCACGGACGCTCGACGACAACGTGCCAGACTTCGCCGCGGTTGTTCGGATAGCCGAACGCTACGAGTCGGCGAAGCGGATCGAGGACCGCATCGACTTCTCCGACTTGCTGCTGCGGTTCACCGGGCTGCGGGTCAGCACGACCGAAGGCGTTTACCGCGTTGAGCCGGAGGGAGAACTGCCCCCGGTGTCAGCGTGGCTATTCGACGAGCAGCAGGATGCCTCGCCTCTTCTTGACGCGGCGTGCAAGCGGCTCGTGTCTGCCGAGAGCGTGAAGTGGTGCTACGTCGTAGGCGATCCGTTCCAGGCGATCTTCGGCTTCGCCGGCTCGTCGGCCGAGTGCTTCCTCGGCTGGCCTGCCGAGAAAGAAAAGACGATGCCGAAGTCCTACAGATGCCCGAAGCCGATCCTCGACCTCGGCGAGCGGTGCCTGCGGCGAATGTATCGTGGCTACTTCGACCGTGGCGTGGCTCCGGCCGATCACGAGGGCCGCATCTTCGACACCGAGACCGAGGTGCCGATAGCGGCGGCGCGGCCCGACGAGGAGTGGCTGTTCATCGCCCGCACGAACTACGAGGCGAGCCGGCTCTACGCCTCGCTCAATGCGGCCGGCAAGCCCGCTCGCTGGGTCAAGCAGACCGACGGCGTGACGGTTCGCGGGCAAGGGCTCGCCGCCCTGCACTCGCTGGAGAAGGGCAAGCCGGTCAGCGGTGCCGAGTGGGGGCGTGCCGTTGAATTGTTGCCGACCGTGAACAACGCCAAGGAGCCGATGCTGGCTCGCGGCGTGAAGACCGGCTGGGCGAAGAAGCACGCCGACGAGTGGGACGTGATCTTCCCGAACGAGTTGGAGAAGGTCGGCGCGACTGCGCCGCTCGTCGAGCAGATTCGCAGTGGCAAGTGGTGCGGCCTCGTCGATCACGGCGAGGAGTGGCGGCGGCACGCGGAGCGGTGGGGTACGGAACTGGCATCGAACCCGCGAATCCGAGTCGGCACGATCCACTCGGTCAAGGGCATGGAGGCCGACAACGTGGCCCTGCTGACCACGATCAGCCGCCGCGTCGAGCAAGGCCGCGACGATTGCCAAGCCCAGCACGATGAGGAGTGCCGGATCGCCTACGTCGGCGTGACGCGGGCACGGCGGAATCTGTACGTCATCAACGAAGGGCGGCACGGCAAGCCGGTGCCGCGGATGGAGGTGCTGTGATCGACCTCCACCCCGCCACCATCCGCTGCTATCGCTGCTCTGCCTCGACCTGGGAGCGGGTCGAGAACGTCGGCCGCGAGGACGTGGTGCAGTGCGTGTTCTGCGGGGTGCTGGAGCGAGTTGAGGCCGCGGCCGTTCCGGTCGCCGCAACGCGGCAGACCGGCACGGCAGAGTTCCGCTTCCAGTACGGGCGGTTCCAGGGGATGACGTTCGCCGAGGCCGACCGCGAGGAGAACGGGCGGGCGTATCTGGAGCATCTGCGGGACACGAACGAGAAGCTCCGCGACAGGATTGCCGAGTACCTGACGACTGCTTGACACGGCTGCTCCGCTGGCGGCATGAGCGTCGCCACGCTGGCAAGCAAGCCGCAGGGTCACGGCGACCTTCTCGGTCCCGACGAGAACCCGTTCTCGACCAACAAGGTCACGGGCTGGTCGCTGAACTTCCCGATCATCGGGACGTGCCGCCCCACGACGGTGTGCGCCGAGACGTGCTATTTCGCCTGCGGCCCGTCAACGTGGTCGGCGAGCCTCGCCAAGCAGCACCGGCTCCTGAACTCCCTGCGGGCCGACCCCGGCAGGATGGCTGCACGAATCGCACGATATTCCGAGCGGCTGCGGCTCACGTTCATTCGGTGGTGCGGCGGCGGTGACCTCGTGGCCGAGACGCCCGCGTGCATCGACTCCGTTGCGTTCATGCGACCAACGGTGCCGCAGTGGGTCGTCACGCGAAAGCCTGAGATCGCCGCGACGATCCGGCCGCGCCCAAACGTCTACGTTCACTTCTCCATAGACCGGGCATCATGGGCAAGGCTGGAGGAGTTTCGCAGCATCGTGCCGGATGGCTTGCAGTGGTTCTGGTCGTACCAGTGCGACGACGGCGAGGTGCCGCCAGCAGCGATAGCACCGGTCGTGTTTCGGAACAAATATGACCTTGACGGATCGGCCCCTATCGCTCAGGATTGCCCCCTTAATCTGAACGAGTCGATTGTTCGGGTATGCGAATCGTGCCGTCGCTGCTTCAACGGCGACGCGGTAGCAAGGGCAAAGGAATGCCACGCGAATCCAGCATCGTCGCTTCGATAGTTCGGCTAGCCAAGCAACGCGGCTGGTGGGTCATGAAGATTCATGGCGGCCCGTACCAGTTGGCTGGCGTACCAGACCTGCTCTGCCTCAAGGACGGGCGGGCGGTGTTTCTGGAAGTGAAGCAGCCCGGCAAGAAGGCCACCGCGATTCAAGCCCGTCGCATGAACGAGATCGAGACGCAAGGCGGTGCGGTCTGCCACGTCGTCACCAGCAAGGAGGAAGCCGATGCGTGTCTACGAACTGACGCGGAGCGTGGTCGTTGGGCCACTGCGGATTCGCCTGTGGATCGACGGGGACGGAGGCCCGTGTGAGCACTGCGAGGAGCTTGCCGACGAGCTTGCTCTCTGTGCTACGACGATTGCGGACGAGGAAGACGAGCCGCTGATTCTCGCCGAAAAGCTGGCGAACGTTCTGAACAACATCACGGCGGTCGAGGTGACGGACGAGCAAGGCAACGGAGCAAAGGTGACGCCATGAACATCGAGCAACTGTGCTGCATCTCGGTCGGAGTGATCATCCACGCGATGACCTTCGGCGTTGGGATTCTTGTCGGTGCCTCATTGAGACGGAAGGAGCCGAATCATGAAGCCTCGCGGCCGAGAGCCGAAGGCCCCAAGTGTTGCCGATGAGTGGCTGTCGATGGCTTCGCTGCGGAGCTCGCCGTGGGTGAGGCAGCGAATCAGAGACCTGTCGCTCAAGGGGAAGCTCGTCAAAGGCTGGACCCCGCCGACGTATCCTGAGTCCGCGTTCCGACGGTAGTTCGTTTCTCACCAAGGAGGGTTGCCATGCGTCTCTTGCTTGCTCTCGTTCTGTGCATCGTCAGCGTCGCCGCTCGTGCCGACACGAACGTCTACGCCCGCCGCGTCGTGTTCTCGTCGGCCCAGCAGGACGCCGAGGAGATGGCCCGCACGGGAATCCTGCGGCACTGTGGCCGCAACGGCGGCGTCCGTGAGGGGATCGGCACCGGGCCGACGCCCGACGCGGCGATGCGGAACTGTTGTTTCTACGGACGCTATCGGATCGTCGAGCGGGGCGTGGCGTACTCGCCGTCTCGGCGGCAGTGGTTCGCCTGCATTCGCTACGAGTGACGCGCGTGGTGGTTGCCCGGCCGGTGGCTGCGCTGCTGCCGGCCGGGCTTTCCTTTCGGGAGAAGCATGATGCCATCCTGGCTCGACGCCCTCGCCCTTCCCGGCTTCTCCTCATCAGCCAACCGGCGGCTGCTGAACGATTCCGTCGCCACGGTGCCGCAGGCGCGCATCCTTGAAGTCGGCTCCTACAAGGGCTCGACCGCCGTGGCGATGTGCCACGGCAACGACGTGGAGTGCATCCACATGATCGACAATCACAGCGAGTTCGGCGACACGCGAGCGGAGCTACAGGCGACGTGCGAGCGGTTCGGCTTGCCGGCGACGATTCACGACCGCGACTGGTTTGCTCCGCTGCCTGCCGACACGTTCGGTGGCACGAAGTTCACGGTGTACCTCTACGACGGGCCGCACGAAGAAGAGCATCACGCCCGCGAGCTTGCCATTGCGTGGCCGCACCTTGCCGATGCGTTCGTCTACATCGTCGACGACTATTCATGGGAGAAGGTACATCGCGGGTGCGACGCCGGAATGCTGGCGCTCGGCGGCAGAATGAACGTCGTGAGCCGCAACGCATACCTGAGCAACCGGATGAACGACGCCGAAGGCTACTGGAACGGGCTGCTCGTGGCGTGGTGCGAGAAGGCATGAACATCACCATCAGCGGCTACAACCGGCCGGAGTACCTTGACCAGACCTGTCAGGCAGTCTCGCGTTGCGTCGGAGTCTCAAGTTGCCGCGTCGCGGTGCTGCTCGATCCGTGCGACGAGACGGAGGCGAGCCAGGCGATTGCCGCGAAGTACGGCTACGAGTCGGTCGTGCTCACCGAGCACGCCGGCTGCAACGACGCGATCTACACCTCGCTGCGGTACGGGTTTGAGTTCATGAGCTCGGAGTTCCATCTGCACTTCGAGGACGATACCGTACCGACTCGCGATGCCTTGCTCTGGTTCTCGTGGGCACGCGACAAGTACCGCCACGATCCGAACGTGTTCACGATCTCGGGCTACCAGCAGGCGAGCAACGGACGTCCTGCCGAGTGCGGCACGCGACGCTGGTTCACGCCGTGGGGCTGGGGAACGTGGGTCGATCGCTGGGTCGAGATGGCTCCACGATGGACGAGCAAGGACGGCACGAGCTGGGACATCATCGTCAACAACGTGATCCGCGGAACGCGGTGGGAGGCGTTCCCGACCGTCAGCCGCATCCAGAACATAGGAGCCGATAAGGGCACGCACGTCTCGGGGCCAGAGTGGCACGCGAAGTATCACCACGTTCCGGTCACGGCCGATGACCTGGGCGGCGAGATCGTACGCGACTTCGTGGAAGTGGAGCCGCGACTGTGATCCTGCTGATCGAGCATTACGTTCCGAGCGACCCAGAGCGAATAGCCGAACTCGACGGCACGCTCAAGGCGAACACGGAGCGTGGCATCTTCGAGCGCATCGTGCCGCTGAGTTTTAATAGCAACGTGCGGCTGCGATACGGGCATGTGTTCCGGCTGTGTGCGGACAAGTTCGCTGGCCAGGTCTGCGTGCTGGCGAACGCCGACATTGAGTTCGACCAAACGGCCCGGCTGCTCGAAGGGGCAGTCGCAGAACCGAAGCGGCTCGTCACGCTGACCCGGTGGGAGTCGCCCGCGACGCCTCGCATGATTGGGCACTACCGCGACGAGCGGTTCTACAGCGGCTCACAAGACGTATGGGCGTTTATTGGGGGCGAGCTTGTCGGGATCGGCGACCGCATCCCGCTGGGCTACATCGGCTGCGACCAAGCGATCGCCGGCGAGGCGATGAAGGCAGGCTATGCCGTGGTCAACCCGGCGCTGTCGATTCGCACGTGGCACAACCACAAAGGCACGGGGCGCGGCGACGGCGAGTTGAGTGTGGTTGGCACGTATGCCTATCCCGAACTCACGACGATGGCAGTGACGGGGCGGCTCGTGCATCACGAGTGGCCGCAGGCTTGACGCTGGCGACCACCTCGGCCCCCGGCCAGCCGAGGCCCGGTCGGCCGAAAACCCTCGTTTTTCCCGTGGATTACGGGGGTCAAAAAAATAATTTACCCAGGGGTTGCCTTTCATCCGATAGAAGGTATAATTGGGGCATGAACGGAAACGACACCAACGCGAAAGGGACCACGATGAACGCGACAAAGACTTTTGTTGAGCAGGCCACCGAGGACTTCCGGCTTGCTGGCCTGCGGCTGATGAAGGCCGAGGCAAATCTCGCCAAGGGCTACACGCTTAACCGGTTGGAAGAGAAGGTCGCTGCACAGCAGGCGTGCGACCGAGCCAAGAAGCGGCTCGCGAGGGAGATCGAAGAGGCGGGCAGCAACTGACCAACCACACCACCACGAAAGGGAGATGACGATGAACGCTATGAAGTACCAAGTAAAAACGCACAGGCAAAAAGTCGCCGACGCCGCAGGGCGATATGTCAGCGAGACCAGTTACGAGGTGTTTGCAGTCAATCATTCCGGCCACCGGACTTTCCTCGGGTGCGCGGAGACATACGACAAGGCTAAGAAGATTTGCGAAGACGACCGCAGTGCGAGGGCAGCGCGATGAAGACCGCAACCGCAAAACTTTGGACAGGCAAGACCGCACGCCAAGAGCTTGTGCTAATGGCTAGCATCAAGCTCAAGCTGCATCGACACTGGGGGTGGTCAGTTCATGCTGCCATCGAAGACTGTATCGACAATTGGCAGGCAAGCGATTCAGGCACGATGCGGCATGAAATGGGGCAATACGTTCACGGCGGGCGTGGCTTGTCTGGAGCCGCCTATCACCGGCTCTGCGCCGAGATTGTTCGCAACGCAGCATCCTGACCGCCTACACACCAACACGAGAGGGAAACGGCCATGAGACTTCTAAGGACTTGGCAACAAAGGTGCGACAAGGCAGAGCAGGTCAGCAGTGCGTGCGACCAAATCGTCGCGCTTTTGGCTGGGGGGCCGATGAGGCGATTTCATATCACCGGCTGCACAAGGCTAGACCCGGCTATCGTCGAATCCGCCATGCGGCGTCTTGCCAAGAGCGGCAAGGTGACGTGCCGAGAAGGTGAGACTAGAAATCGCACGCTTGGGAAACTTTGGGCTTTAGCAGACATCACTGATTAGCAGAGGCCACCATGCCACGCATCACGCGAATCCACGTCAATCAGCACGTCATTCGCCGCAACGCCAAGACGGGCGAGCAGGAGCCGGTATTGACGGTCAAGGCGGGCGGCGGCAATACCTATGCCCACTCCGTGCAAATCCTCGGCCCGAGCACGGTGGTCTACTCCCCGTGCAAGCCGCTGTCCTGCGGCGCGAGGGTGTGGATTGAAACCAAGTCAGAGGTAGTCATCGACCCATGATCCCGCCCCGCATCACGTTCGTTGTCGGCCCGCTGGCGAAGCCGCTGGCAGAGTGGTGCGAGAAGCATGGAGCCACGCCGAGCCAAGCCATTCGGGCGGCACTGGCGAAGATGTTGCGGGTCGATGTGCCGCACATGCCAGAGGGCAACCCGGCTATCGGCGAGCAGGCCGAAGCCGGAGCGGCGGCACGATGGAAGCGTCGGCGAACTTGACGCCGTCGCCATGCTGCGGGCATGGCAACCATCACGCTTGACGAGATCGAGCGGCACCATCCTGACGTGCTGCTCCCGCCTGACCCGGAGTTCGCGGAGGACTACGCGGAGGCGGTGCGTGCGGGAAGGGAGTTTGCGAAGGATCGCACGGTCTCGCTCGTTGCGATCTGCCGCAACGCCATGCCGTGGTTGCCTCGCACACTGGAGATTGTCGAGCAGACCGGCGCGATGTTTCGCGAGTGGTCGTGCTTCATCTACGAGAACGACTCCACTGATGACACGAAGGCCGTGCTCGCGGAGTGGAGCGACGGCCGGCAGCGGCATGTGTCGCTGAACATCAACGGCCGGCCGCACCTCAACTACACGACCGAGCCGGTTCGGACGCACGCCCTCGCCGAGTACCGCACCGCGTGCCAGACGTTCGTTCGGCACGGCAGGACGCCCGACTACGTGATCGTGTTTGACACCGATCCGTGGGGCGGCTGGAGCGTTGACGGCGTGGCTACGAGCGTGGCTCACATGACGTGGGATAGCACCCTCTACGGGCTGGCGTCCTACTCGTGGGGCGAGTGGGGTCCGCCCATCACGCCGAAGCCGATGGCCGTGCATTACGACGCTTTCGCCTGCCGTTGGAATCACTGGCGGCAGCGGGATCAGCAGTGGTTCCACCACTGGCATCCTCCGGTCGGCTCGCCGCCGGTCGAGGTCAACTCGGCCTTCGGGCAGCTTGCGATCTACGACGGGCTGCGGTTTCTGCAAGGTCGGTACGACGGTTCCGACTGCGAGCACGTGACCTTCCATCGCAGCATCCAAGCGGCGGCGAGCCAAGAGGACGGCGACTACTACCACGGGCCTGGCGGCACACGCATGGCTCTGAATCCGTCGATGCGGTGTGTGTCGTTCTGGATTCCCGACGAGGTGAAGCGTGGCGGGTGACACCTCACGCATCGACATCGCCACGCTGAGGCTTCAGTGGGCGAGCCACTCGTCGTATGCGGCCATCTGCTCGTTCTGGTCCGTGACGCGGGACCAAGTCGTG